AGCTCTCAACACTTCTTACAATGTACCAAATGTTGAGTTTGTAATGAACTATGTTATTCAAGATGACCCAATTATGCCGCCACCACCGCCAGAATTAGAAGGCGAATGGCTTCGAGTAGAAATGATTTCTACATTTGCTCAAGCTCAGCGAGCTGCGGATCTACCACAAATTAATCAGTATATCGATATGCTTCAGCGAGTGGGTCAACTCGACCCTTCAGTTTTTCAAAAAGCTAATCTTGATAAGTTGTGCGATTTATACGAGGATAGGTTATTCCTGCCCGCTGGTCTAAATAGAGATCAAGCAGATGTTGACGCAATGAGACAGCAACAACAGGCATACGCTCAAAGGCAGCAGATGTTGACAGAAGCCTTGCCAAGTGTCGCTGGTGCAGTCAAAGATTTAAGAGCAGTTCCAAGTTAATTTATAAAAAAGGAGTTTTAACATGGGAAAATTTATTACGGTTTTTGTTCTAATGTTGTTCGGTATTGCAGCGGTTGCAGGTTTTAGAGGTGAGACAAGCACATCTAATCTTGGTCTATTAAATGTAATCTCTTGTTCGACGGGTATGTCGTGTACCAAGTCTGGTGCAAAAATGGTTATTGCAAGTAACGATTTAGGTATTCAACAAAATCGTATTTTAGCAACAGCTACAACTCTAACGGTAGCTCAGTGCGGTTCTACTATTTATAATGGTGGTGCGATTGTAATCAACTTACCTGAAGCTTCTACGGTATTAGGTTGTCGTTTTACTTTCATTACAGCAAATGCTTCAAACTTTGATATTAATCCAGACAATGCCGATGTTATACTTAACTCGACAAACGTTGCAGGTGATGCCTCTAGGAATGCTACTGTAGGTAACAGTATTACTTTGGAAGCACTCAATGCTGTTAACTGGGCAGTTGTCTCAATTAATGGTACATGGACCGACGCCAACTAATAACATTTTAGAGGTTTAGTATTAGTCAACCACCAATACCACCAGTTCTAACAGATTATGATATGCAAGAACTCATGGAGCACCAACAAATGCTCCATGATGTTGTTTCTATTCTAGCTACTCATCCAGGCGAGAGATTCATAAAATATCTCTTCAAGCATTTTGAAGTAGCAGAGCTGCCCGACCTAGGTCTGAGAGAAGATCTTCTATTCGATAAACTCGGATCGCTTAGACCAGGACGCGCCTTATTTAGATTAATATCCGAAGCTGAACCTCGCATGGCGGGAATCATTTTAGCTACGGTTGAAAAAGAAAAAATAACCCAGGAGAGATCAAATGTTTCCAAAAAAGTCTAGCATACTATTCAATCAAGTAAATCCAGGTGATACTGGTGGTGGAGGTGCGAATGCACAAACAACTCCCCAAGTCCCGCCACCTGCACAGAGTGCTCCGACGCCTCAAGCGCAAGGGGGTATCGAGTACGACGAACTTGGATACGCTAAAATCCCAGCACAACAACCGCCAGCACCAAACCAAACCCCTCAAGCCAATCAACCTCCAGCAGCGACGCCGCCAGCGCCCGTCGCAGAAGTAAACTCTGGATATAATACACCACCTCCACCTCCTAATGCGTCTGGGTATGTTGATCCAAATGCAGCACCTCCTGCTGCGCCTACTCTACCCGCAACTCCTCCACCTCCTGCACCAGGTGAGTTTAAGGTCGAGGTAGATTTAAAAGATTTCAATGATGTAGATAAAAAATTGTTCACTGAGAATTTTGAAAAATATAAATTACCAAAAGAAGCGCAACAAGCTTTGGTAGACATCAGAAAGAACTACATTCAACAACAAACAGTCGAGCAAGCTAACTATCAAAAAGAACTAGATGCTCAAATACTTAAAACTAAGACTGATTGGTTTAATGAATTAAAGAACGATAAGGACTTTGGTGGGGCTAATTTCGATGCAAATACCAAGATGGTTAATAAATTTATTAACGATTTCATGCCTAATACAAAAAAGATGTTGACAGAAAAGGGTGGAATGCTGCCTCCTAACACTATGAGAGATTTCCACTCTGTGGCAAAGAAGCTTTACGAGACAGAAGGCTTCGTACAGGGTGATGGATCAGCGGCCTCCGAGACAAAGCCAACTGATCAATGGAAGTTTTTAAGTGATATGTATGTTAATAATTAATTTAATAATGGAGGCTTAAATGGCAGTTATCGGAGCAAGTTTAGTTACCCTAGCGGATGTAGCTAAAGGCAAAAACGTACAAATTGGTAAAGTAGCAGAAGTATTAGTTCAATCAAACCCTATCTTGGATCATATGCCCTACATGGAAATGAACGAGAAGACGGTACACATTGAAACACTTCGTTCAAATCTTCCTACGGTTTATTACCGTAAAGCCAATCAACCTATTCCAGCATCTAAGTCTAGACTCGAAGAACGCTCGTTCAGCGCAGCTCACTTCGAATCTAAATCTCAGATCGACGTAATGGTTGCTGCTCGCGGCGGACAAGATCGTGTAGCATTCAATCGTTGGAACCAATCTCAAGGTCACATTCAAGCAATGGCGCAAGAACACGCTGACTTATTGTTCTACGGATCTCCAAGTGAAGATGCTCGTAAAGTTGCAGGTTTTGCAGACGTTTTGTCTACATTAACTTCTACTGAGCCAGTTTCTAAACAAATCGTATCTGCAGGTGGTTCAGGTTCAGACAACACTTCAATTTGGTTTGTTGACTGGGGTCCTAACACAGTATTCGGAGTTTATCCTGCTGGAACAACTGCGGGTCTGAAGCGTGAAGACAACGGTAAAGTTCAAATCATCGGAACAACAGAGACTTCTGTAACAGGAACTTTCTGGGGTTGGGAAGAACAATTCATGATCGATCACGGTCTAGTTGTTAAAGATTACCGTGCATTAGCTCGTATCCCAAATATTGATATTTCTGACTTAAAAGCTGGTGGTACTACTGCTGCTGATTTGTTGAAGCTTATGACTCGTGCTCATTACCGCATCCCTGCTGCTGTAAGAACTGGTATGGGTTATGTTTACATGAATTCAACGATCGCTTCATTCTTACATGAGCAATCTCTTGATAAAGTTGGTGCTGGTGGTGGTTTGACTTTCCAAAATTACCAAGGTGAACCAGTGATGATGTTCTTAGGTCGTCGAGTTGTTATTTGCGACACTCTATTGAATACTGAAGCTGTTGTATCGTAAGGAATTATAGGGGTGTAAAAACCCCTCTTTGTTTTGCTTTAAATTTTAAAATAGGAGTTTACTATGTTATTAGATTATGAAGATCAAGTGTGTCGAGCACAGGCTTTCACTGCAACTGCGGTATCAGCTAATTCAATCGACACAAACTCTGCAAGCTCAGATATGTTTATCGGAAGACGTATGGCTGGTTTGTTCATCCCTACGGTTGCAGCGGGCGCGGGTTCTACTCACGTCCTAGCAGTTATTGAAGCCGATGACTCAGCACTGACTACGAACGTAACAGTTCTTGGTTCAGTGACAGTTTTAGCTGCGGCTTTGACTGTTGGTGCAATGATTGAAATTCCTGTACCTCAGGGTGTAAAAGCTCGAAGATACGTTGGAATTCGAGATACAATCTCCAGCGGAACAACCACCGTTACGGCAGATGCTTGGATCGTTCCTCAAGACGAAATCAACAAGTACAAGTCGTTCCCTAAAGTTGTACACGCTGATAATAATTAATCGGAGGATTAAATGTCAGCTATCCCTAAACCAGGAGCGGCTTCTGCCGCTTCTAAAGCCAATGTTGAGGCTGAAGTGCAAGCTGTTGAAGCTCCTAAAGCCAAATCAAAACTGATTGCTGTTGAAGCAATTGAAAAAGGTTTCTACGATAACTCTCGTAAAAATCCTGGTGACAAGTTTCACATCAAGTCTGAGAAGGATTTCTCAAAAAACTGGATGATCAAACTTTAAATCGGAGGAGAAGTGTATTCTAAGGTTGATATATTTAACTTAGCTTTAGGTGCGCTTCTTCTAAACAAGCAGATTGCCGATGCTGATAATGACTCATCAAAAGAAGCTAAAGTTTTACGGCAGTTTTATCCAATTGCTTTAGCTCAAACACTTCAAGACCTCGATCTTGATGCCACCTCAGAACGAACAGCCCTTGAACTAATTGAAGAAGAACCAAACGATGAATGGCTCTATGCCTACAAGTATCCATCTAAATGTTTATTTTTTCGCAGAGTAGTTTCTGGTTTTAGAAAAGATAATCGATCAACAAGTATTCCACGCACACGAGGAACTCTAAACGGTGTAGCTGTGATTTATACAAATGCTGTTGATGCCGTAGGTGAATACATCCGATCAGACATAAATTTGAACTCGTTAAATGCGAGCGCAGGTTTAGCTGTTGGATATCGATTGGCCTTTCTTGCTTCAAGTTTAATTGTAGGTAAAGGAGCTTTGAATATTCGCAAGAGTGTTCAGGAGACTTACACTTTTTATAAAATGGAAGCTCAAGAAGTTGATCGCCTTGAGGGTGAAACATTTGAGGATTTGGCTGTCGATTCGGAGTTTGTACAAGCAAGGACGGAATAATGGCTTATGCAATACAATCCGCTTTTGGAGCAGGTGAATTAACACCAGAACTTCAAGAAAGAACAACTCTAGAAAAATACAAAACAGGTTTAAAGACTCTCAGAAATGCAGTAGTCACCAAAGTCGGATCAATCAAATCTCGACCTGGAACTGTTTATAATCAATCAACAAAACGTGGCAGTGAGATACGAGCACGATCCATTACTTTTGATAACACTACCGACAAAGGTACTAGTATTTCGGGCTGGCATGGATTTACTACAAATTTAGCAGTTACACTTACTACGACGGGTACACTTCCTCCTGAGTTATCCGTTGGCGTTACCTATTACATAATCGAAGACCCTACGGATCCTACGAGTTTTAAACTAGCAAGTTCCATTTCTAATTCTAATACAAATTTTCCAATAACTCTTTCAGGTGACGGGTCTGGTACTATTGTAATTACACCAGTTGATGTCGAACCTAAAAAATGTATTATATTCCATCCTCCATATACAAATTATGTAGTTGAGTTCGGACCACTTTACGTTCGGATTCACGACGTAGTTGCTGGAGACTACGCAGATGGTTCTCATCTTTTTGACGAGGATGATTTACCATATATTCAGTTCGCTCACAGTGGTGATTTCTTATATATTTCTTCTAGCAATCCCACTCTTTCCGCTGGTTCTAACCAAACTATTAGAGTGGTACTTGTTGATTTGGTAGTCGCAGATCCAGAATTAAATACACGAGTTTTATATTTATCGTCACTAGTTCCAAATAGACCTGGGACGCCTTTTGCTTCAACGACTTCAATTACCGCCGTAGGTCCTCCGACAGGTTACGATGTTGAGTACGTTACTTGTTTGAAAATTGGAACTGAGGTTCTATTAAAAGGTAATACTGTTGCGGGTAAAATTCCAACAGTTGCCACTCACTCTAATACTATCGAAGGCGAATACGATCTTTTTGATTACCAATCTGACGACAATCTAACTATCGAGATGCTTGTATTTAGACGACCTAAAGATGGTCAAGGTTATGGATTCATTGGATCAACTGACACTTATTCCGATGCTTCAAGTCCACCATATACGACTCGAACTTTTGTGTTTAGAGACTTTGGTCAGACCGCAGATTACACAAATTTACCACCGACTTTCCAAGCAGATTTTTCAATTGATACATGGTTCACATCGGCCGGTGGAAACATCAAGGCGAATGCAATCGGTGTCTATCAGCAAAGATTTATTCTTTCCGGATCTCTTGATAAAAACAAAGAAGCTACTTTTGCCTCTCGACCTGGAAAGCCTTTAAATTTCTTGCGTGATTATCCCATCGACGATGACTCAGCTTTAGCGATGAAGGCCGGAACGAATGGAACTGGCCGAGTTCTAAGATATGCTGACCTTGGAGGTCTGGCTGCGTTTACGACCCAAGGGATCTTCATGACCCCTATTGGACCTTTGACCCCTGATTCAGCGGTAATGCTCCGTCGAGCGAACTATGTTATTGACGATATTGTTCCACCACTTGAGATTCCGGGATCTGTCATTTTTGTTGATAAATCAACCAATTCAGTTGTGGCTTTACAGTACTCGGATGAGCAAGCGTCTTTCCAAGGTTCTGAGATCTCCATTTACTCTAATCATCTATTCCTGGACAATCGAATAGTGTCTTGGGCGTTCCAGGATGGAGTTACACCTCTAGTTTGGTGTGTCATGGAAGACGGCTCTCTTGTTCTTTTAACCTACCAAAATGAGCAGCTTGTAAGAGCATGGTCACGAGGGGATACTGATGGGTTATTTGAGAGTGTTACTGTTCATAAATCTAATAATGGTGTTTATACACCTTATTTTATTGTTAAGCGGGATGACTTTCGAGTGATGGAAACTCTCTCAAATCGAGAGATGAGTGACATCAAAGATTTCATTTGCATGGATTCAACTGTCACTTTTAAAGAAGTACTTGAGAATACTTTTACCGTTACACCTGTGGTCCCTGGAGACTACGAGGGTATTTTAATAATCACGGCCGCTTCCGCTGAGTTTTCAAACTCTGCTGGTGCAGGAAACGTAGGAACAATTTTTAGATGGTTTCATGAAGATGGTCACTCAATAGATTTAGAGGTGACAACTTATACGTCTACTACTGTTGTAAGGGTACAACCTTCAACTGAGTTTCCTCACTCACCAAGTGATTTAACTTTTACAAAATTATATAAAACAACTTTAGGGGTGTCGGGTTTAGATCACTTAGAAGGTAAAACCGTGAGTGTTTTACTAGACGGGTTTGTTGAAGCGTCACCTTATAATTTTCAAGATGGTCATAATGACTATATAGTTTCAAGCGGATCCATCACTTTAGAAAAACGTGGAGCAATAGTTCATGTTGGTTTACCTTACGCCGTTGATATCGAAACCCTAGACGTTGAGACAGTCGAGCAGAAACCTACCCTCCTTGAATCAATTCTTTGCAACAAGGTTGACGTTAAGGTTTACAAATCTCGTGGCTTCTGGGTAGGTCAGAACTTCCCAGAGGATGATTCAAACGATGGTATGCAAGATTCAGAGTCCGAAACTCAAGAAGAAGGTGACGTAAGTCTTGCAACAAAACCTCTAGCTCCCTATACTAAGAGAGAAGAAGTGATAATCGAAGGTGATTGGGATTCTAAAGGTCGTATAGCGATCAGACAAGTTGACCCTTTACCGCTTGAAATAAGCTCGATTATCCCTGACATTGATGTTCAATATAAAACAGGAGGGTAATCATGGCAGTTCCGTTAATCGTTTATGGCGCAATGGCCGGATTACAGCTTTTGTCTGGTGTCCAACAAGCCAACAACATCCAAAGACAAGCAGAGCTTCAGAAGAAATTAGATCAATTTAATATCGAACAAGCTGAGATCGATTCGTTCAATGCTGAAGCTGATGGATACACTCAGATGGCAAGATATGAGAATGTCATTAACGCTATTGAATCGACTCAAAGAAATATTTATTATGCCAACGACGTAAACCCGAACTTCGGTACTGCTGCTGATATCCAAGCTGATACTAAACTTACAGGTCAGTTAAATCTTTTAGACATTCAGTCTCAAGCGCATCAACGTGCTTTAGGTTATAAAAAACAAGCAAACAATATGCGCGGTCAAAGTGGGATGAATCAGATCGGTGCAGATCTTCAATCTAGTACTGCTCGTAATACTGCGATACTTGGTGCCGCTAATACTATGATCACAGGTATAGAACGCAACGGCGGCTTCACAGGATATGAGAAGCCAAAACCTAAAGGTGGTCACTTTGGTTCATTACCTAAAGTTGACGAAGTGTCTTACAATACTCAATTCGGCGGTTACACTTCTAGTTATTTAGGAAGGATCGGTAAATAATGCCAGTTCAAATACCAAAGCTTAATCGCTTTGAACCACAACAAACTCAAAGTGTAGGACGATCCGAAATACAAGCACCTAATATTCCTGCAATTGTTCAACCACAGATGAATGCGTTGATGGATATTGGTGAACAGCAAGTTAAATATTTTCAAAAGCAAGAAGACAATGCTATCGATACTGCGGCTAAAGCTGCGGCCAATGAATACAACATTTATTTGAACGATGAACTAAATAAAGCTCGTGTGTTTAAAGGTGATCCGACAAAAGTCTATGCTCAATTCGATGAATCTAGTAACACAAAGTACGATGAGATTTTAAATAAAAATCCTAATTTATCCAGTCGTGGAAAACAGTTTGTAGCTCAAGCTTTGCAAGAAACGAAAGATGGATACCAGATGAAGCGCGATACTGCCTACTATGGTCAGTATTATGATTACGACAAAAATGTTACTGAGGTTTCTGCAAAATTAAAAGCCAATAATTTAATGAGTGTTGCCGGATATATCGATCCGACTAAACCTGAAACTTTTAGACCTATGGATGCTTTGATCAGAGGTATAGCTATAGACTATCAAAATCATGGTGAGAAGTTTGGAGCTGTAACAAGAGACGAAGCCGGTAATCAAATGAGCACAAACGAAATCAAATTAAAAATTGGTGAGACTGTCAGCTCAGGACTCATAGCTACTATCAATAACCTAAACGATTCTGGACGACCAGATCTCGCTGATGCAGTCTACGCCAAGTACTACGATTACATCGACGCTGCAAAAAAAGATGATGTCTTAAAATCCATTCGTGAAGAACAACGTACTATTAAAGCTTTAAACATGATTCCTAAAGTTCAAGGTAAAAGTCCTGAAGAGATTGATTCTCTTTTAAATAAAGAATTTAAAGATGATCCTAAAGGTAGAGAGAAAGCCCATCAAGCAATCGAAGCTGAGTCTGGTCGTAGAGATCGAATGAAAGATAGACTTTCAGAGGATTCTTTCAACTCTGCTTTTAATATTGTATCAGCTCGAATGCAAGGTGATGAGCCATTCTCAAATGTTTTTGAAATGGAACAAGCGATTAAAAAACAGCTTAAAACAATTACTAAACCTGCTCAGAAAAAAGCACTTCAAGAGATGGTCGATAAACCTGGCAAGTCCGACATGGACGTTTACCAAAAGAATTTAGGTTTTGTTGGTAGTATGGGTTACGTCAATATGAACGAATCTCAGTTGATGGAAAACCTTCAAGGGTTAAACGAGAAGCATAGAAACTTCTTTGTTGGTCAGT